TATTAAGCAATTGCTTCTGGCTGAGTTTAATCTTAGGATCATAGCCTTCTACAAAGGCAACTGCACTGCAAAGCATCATTCGATCACCAGCTTTGCGTTTACTTTGTGCCAGAGGTTTCGGATATTCGTCTGTAAATCTGCAAGATTGTCATATTCATCGGTAAATATGGAATTATCTGTTACGTTTATCAAATGATATTCCTGCATAGAATCTTGAACTATCAGCCCGACAGTTCCATTATTACTCTTCAATATATCGCCTAATTGCCATTGCTCTTCTTTTTTATCTTTTGTCTTATCTACAATTTTCATTTTTATCTCCTATAGCAAACTCAATTCTGTACGTTGTAGCATACTTTTCTTTGCCTTTTCGCACATTTCTCTTTCAACTTCAAAACCGTATGCGTTTCTTTTTAACTCAGCAGCTGCTCTTAGTGTTGAGCCACTTCCTGCTGTCGGGTCAATCACTACATCGCCCGGATCAGTAAATAAGTTAATTAAGCGTTTTAAAACTGGAATTGGCTTTTGAGTCGGGTGGATTTTAGGATAGCTAGAGTCTACTTCCCAATTCATGTGATCAAGTACCATCTGACCATCGTTATTGAACTTTGGAAGCTTATCTCGATAAAAGACTGCTGCAAACTCTGTAGCTCCAACAATTCGCATATTTGTCTTCAACACCTGCGAACTGGTTGGCTTGATAAAGAACAGTGGATAGCAGTGTTTAAAGCCTTCTTTCTTAGCTTGCGCTTCCAGCATTGGCATTTGTTGCCATGAACAAAACACAATCATCGCTGGCGCTTTTCCTGTTTCTTTTGGCTCTTTAATCAGCATTTTTCTAGCAAACTTCATGAAGTTAATAACGTTAAAGCCTTCATCCCTGTTGAAGAAATTACTGTTTGCTAACTTGCTTTCGCCATTAGCTATCTCTCCGTCCTTGTACCACATTGGATTAGAAGCATAGGCATTATTGCCGATGTTGTAAGGAATATCTGCAATGATTAATTGCGCTTTAGGAATGCCGTATCTTTTAAAGTTCTCAAAATTATCGTTAAACAGCTCGCATTTTAAATTTTCAAGCTTTTTATATTTGATCTGCTCTTTGCTTAACACCGAGATTACACCTCTTTTTGCACTTTCAGCTCTTTATCCTCAAAGCTCTGAATACCTTTTTTTAAATAAATCGTCTCTACATCATTTGCAGAATATAAAACATTATTTGGTATTTGATACCAAAGCTTATGTATTTTCCTTAGTCTATAGCCTTTTAGTCTTAGCTGTTCCTCATTCTTTATTTCATAGAAACTTAAGCCTAAATAATGGCTTAACTGTCTTGTATTTCGAGCATAGAAATCTATTTTCCCTTTTTTGATAGCTTTAAGACAATACTTAAATGGAGGTCTAAGAACTAAACCAGCATCGCACATTATTTGTTTAACAGTAGTTGCGCTGCAATGCGATATATGAGTTACTTCAGTAAGCGTATAGCCCTTGCTAATGCAGGCTAAAATAATATCCTGCTTCTCTGGGTCTATAATTCTAGCTCTTTTATCTTTAAAAAATACGTTATTTTCACGTTGAATTTCTATCAGTTCTTGATCGCTATCCGCTATCGTTACCAGCGAACCCCTTTTCTTTTCAAGTTTGATAATACGTTCAAGCCTCTTAAGGAAATCAACATGTCTATCTTGGTGTCTTTTTCCCGTATATTCCTGTTCTTCTTCAGGCAAAGGAGATTGCCTATCTTTTTTCCACGCAAACTTAAGCTCTGTCATTTCTTGATACCTCATAAAATTTATAAGGACTATATCTAACTACATAGCCTAAATTAATTGCTCCGCCGTTTTCTTGATCAAGCCAGCGTTTGTTTTGCTGCAAGGCATCATAGATATCATCAACCGTAAATTCTGGTGTTTTATACGTTTGGCCATTCATGAAATATAGGACAACGCCCACCTTATAAGCATCATTCTTTCGATATGATGATCTTGCTGGCTTGTTAACTAGCTCTCTAGCAAGCTTATTAATATTTAAATCACTGTTTAGATTGTTCTTTCTGCTGTATTCATAATTCTTAAAGTTATATCTTCCCATTTCTTCTTGCCTTTCTTAATTTCTATTTATTGAGGGATGCTAATTCTTTTGCTGCCTAGCTTTCCTCATGAGCATCATTTAACGGCCTCCTGCACTTTGGGCAATAATTCAACTTATCTTCTGATTCCATCTCAAAACTGTCTCCATAGCCAACATCACAAAGATTAACTGATATTTTTAATGATCCATTTACAATAGTGGCTGTCATTTCATTTCCTAAATCGTCCTTATATGCTGCAAGGCATCTTTTTAAGCCATGGTAGAATTTATTGCAATACTCGCAATCATCTTTTTTAGGTTCTGGTTCAAACATTATGCACTCTCTTCTTCCATATCTGGTAAATTCTTGATGCAGTTCAGCAAATAGCCTTGTGGATACTGTTCGCTGTTAATCACTGTTTTTTCAGCAATGTCTTTTAGTAATCTTGGCTCTTTACCATGCACTGCTTTTACTAGCTTGTTATATTCTTCTTTTGAAAAAGTAATTGGTTCCCTACGCCACATTTCAGCATAGTTATTTAGAGAACTGATTAGCATTTCAATTAGATTTTTGTCTCTCTCCCTCTCTTCTTTAGAGAGAGATTTAGTAAAGTTCTTTATTTTGTTAGGTGAGTATTTAGTTTGGTTAGTATTTAGTAGTCCTGGATTTTCCTGTTTAGGTTCAGCCTGTTTAGGCTTAGCCTGTATTGGTTTTTCCACTTTAGGCTTTTTCTTTCTTTTTTCGCATTTCTTTTGATAATATTCACTCCATTCTTTTTTTGGAGTTTCTGATAAAAGCCACTTGCTTCCTTTAAGCTGTCCTTTTTCATTTCTAACTCGACCTCTATATAAATAACCATTTTCTTCTAAGTGACGTAATGCAGAATTTACTCCATCTATTCCGTCCTTCTGATGCTTTGCTACTTCTCTTGCATAGAAATCCCAATCGTCAGGCTTTGACCACAAATATTCAAGCATTCCCTTATCTGCTAAATACAACCCGCTATCATTTATAGAAGTGTTTCCAATAACGGTATAATTCTTGTCGTAGACCTTTTTAATCCGTACCATCTTGTTCACCGCCTGATAGTGCACATGCTATAATCAATATGGTTTTTATTTTTTGTCAGTCCATCACTAATTGCCGTTAGCGATGGGCTTTTTTCTAGTTCTTTTTCAAACAACTCTGTATATTCATCTTTTTGAACAGGCTGTTTTATTTGATAAGCATTAGAGTTTAAAACAAGCTTATTCATTGTTTTCACGCTAAGCATTTCATCCCTCCTACCTTTGTAGCTCCATAAGTTCATCAACCAGCCTACTAACTAATTCTGGAGACTTTTCTTCCTTCATTTGTTTTAACGTGTAATTGCGTAGTTCATTAATAAATTCTTCATCCCATTTCTTTTCTCCTATAAAATTGCGTTCCAGATCAGGTAACTAATGTAGCTGATTAAGAATGCACTTACTCCCAACACTTCAATTACAAAAATATTCTGTAAATAATCTTTTTTCTTTTTCATAATTAGCTCCTTAAGCTAAGCCAAACTGTTCATTGTAGAGTTTTTGCGACTTCCACTCTTGAAACTCTTCAAATCTCTTAGCCTTAACGTGACATCTTCGCTGGCTCTCAATTACAATTGCATCTTTATATGGGGAAATTTGACACTCCTCGCGTCTTCTACGCCATGTTGAGTATGACCAGCCATATTTCTTTTGAACTTCTTTTGGCGTTAAAATATCAGCCATTTTCGATGCATCTTTTATTGCTTTTTTATTCATCTTCTTCATCTCCCTTATCTTCAAATACTGCTGCTGTCTGATTGTTGCCATAAATTTTGATTTTATCTGGTGGCTCCTTTTCTAAATTGCTTAAAACAGTAAGTACATTTGATAAGCTTGAAATTGTACTAATGTAAATTCCGTAATTCTTATTGCTACCAGTCATTGCAGCAATCTTAGCAGTATGTTCTATCGTTTTTAATATTTCTTTATCGATGCTAATTTTCTTTTCTTCCATCCCTGCTCATCTCGCTTTCTGCTATAATTTCAATAGAATTAATAAGGAGTATATAGTTAAATGAACTGGGCATTAATTAGTCAAATTGGTAGCATCATTGTTGCTGTAGTAGCCTCTGTTGTTACTTTTCTGAATAATCGAAGTAATAACAAAACTGTTAAAGAGTTAGAATTGACCAAGCAAAAGTTTGCGCAAGAAAATGAAAAACTTAAGAGAAATCAAGCTATGCAAGATTTTAAAAATAATTTAATTTCTAATTTCCTAGGCGATTTAGCTTCTTGTCTTAACCAATTCGGTGACATAAACAATCTAAGACAAGCGCAAAAATCAGCTGGTCAAGTATTACCAATTTGTAATTCAGAAGAGAAAAAATTAGTTAACGATACTTTGTCAAAAATCGCTAAAGCTGGTGAATATGGGGCTGATCGAAGCGATTTTGATACAGCTAATGAGTCTGTTCTTGCTACCTTGAAGGCATTTAACTATGACCTAAAGAAGCAACAATAATTGTTGTAATTACGAGAATTAAAATTACCGACACTACATTCAATGTGGTGTTTTTTGTTTTCTCGTGATACATAGCGACTACGCTTATTAATCCAATTACCCACATTGCTACTACTGCTAGTTCAATCATTCTTTACTTTCCTTTTTGTTAAATTAAGCTAATTTTGGCTCAGCCATACACATACCAATCATCAGCAATCAGATCATCAAGTTTTGGATTCCATCTTTTAGTTTTAAATTGATCGTCTTCAAATGGAATTATCAAAACACAACTAGCTGAATTTGTCGGCAATAACATTTCTGAACGTTGGCCATAGCTTTTACGAGTTATACCACGTCCTTCTTTTTTTGCTTGAATTATTGCACTTCTTATATCCATATTTTGTTCACCTCTCTTTCTGCTAAACTGAAATCATCTGATAATAAGGAGATGATTAATTTATGGATAACGTTGATAAATTAGTTCAAGCAATTAAATTGCATATTTCTTCTAAACGTCCAACTACTACATATGAAGTTAGAGAAATATTGCTTGATTCTAAATTAGAACCTGAATCATTTGGTGAAGCACTTAATTCACTAGAAAAATCAGGATATATTTCACTTATATATGGAAGTAACACAATTAGTAAATTAAATATTAATGAATGCTTTCCTAAATAATTGATCCAGAAGCCTTAACTAGGCTTCTTTTTTTAGATTTTCAATTAGTTCTTTTCTCCACTTGCTCAATTCTGTTTTGGTTGGTTTCTTAATTTTTAATAAACTTACTTCCCAATCAGAAGCTATTAACTCTTCAAGACATGGTTCCCAGCCAGGAGAGATAATTTTTCCATCTTCGTTATAAATAATTGTTCTTCCAAAATCGTCAGTTGGATAAAAATATGTTCCATCTCGTTTGATTACTCCGCCAAACTTTTTTGCTTGGTTTATCGCACTTCTTATATCCATACTTTGTTCATCTCTCTTTTGGCTGATTGGGTAAAATCCCAGCATTTTTAAAGAAGTCATCATACTGTTCTTTAGTCATTGATTTCTCAACCGATGGCTTTTCTTCTTGAAAATTAATTAATTCAGCACTAATCTGCTGATCATACGCTTCACATAACTTTTCAATTGTAGAAATGTAGCAACTTTTTGCTTCAAAATTATGTGAAGCTTTTATTTTGTCTATGTTTTTCTCAATTAAATTTAAAATCGAAATATCATTCTTTTCTTCCATATTCCGTTTACCTCTCTTTCTGCTAAACTGAAATCATCTGATAATAAGGAGATGATTAAGTCATGAAAAACATTGTTTTTACTCTTGAATTTGATGATATTTATTCAAATGAACGTGCTAATAAGTATTTACAAAAGGGTTGGAAGCTTCTTCATGTAGGTACTAAATTAGTAAATTCAGGTGAACCAGCTGACTACGAAACGAGCTATGTAGTCGGTGCTAATGCTGAACAATATGCTGAGTATCAAAAAGAGCAAGAGAAAACTACAAATGCTGGACAAAACGTAAAAGATTGGCTTAATAACAACTAAATCTTTTTGTCAAGCAAATAATTCAAAAGTACTTGGTTTGCACAATCAAGTGCTTTTTTTGCATCTTCATAATTAAGATCATGGCTTCTTAAAACAGCAATGATTTCTTTAGCTATTGGAATTTGTTTAAGTGTTTCAGTTGCTTCAATAGGCTTAGATGTCACTGTGTATCTTTTCAATTTCGTTCACCTTCTTTGCTTAAAAATTTTATTGTCGACAAAAATTAGTATGATTCTTAGCACTTTTATATAATTCATTAGCTAATCTTTTTGAATTAATAGTCGTATTTTTTAACGGCTGTTTTTCTTTATCTTTTTCTTCCATTTACTCTTCCTCATCATTCATTACTTTCTGCTAAACTGAAATCATCTGATAATAAGGAGATGATTCTATATGGCAATTCAAATAATTCCATTCTCAAAAATACCTTTTGATGAACTAACTAAGGAATACATGTTCAATCAAAGAATGTCTTTTAGTCCCGTCATTCCTTTTAATTCATCAATTGTTGCTCAATCGGGTGGTCAAGATAAATTTGGAAATACTTATATCTACCAAGAATGGGCAAATGGTAATAAATTATATTTGCTTAGACATGTTACTGGAAACCCACCTATGAATCATGTGAAAGCAAATTATGATTTAAAACCTGATAAATAAATAGAACCGTTGGAATATATGACCATTTCTTCATTCTGTGTATGTATTCCATTGATTTCATCAAACACAATCGTTTTAAGATTGTGTTTTTCTTTATCCTTTTCTTCCATTACTCTTCCTCATCATCAAGATAAATTTCACTCATACCAAGTAAGTCGCACACATTGGCTAACAATTCATAATTAGATTCTTGAAGATCCTTTACTTCAAACTTTCGTTCTCCAGTCTTTACCCCTGAATCAGCAATTGTTGAAACTTTGCCAAACGTTGTACCAGGGCTATTCAAAGCAACTAATTCTTTAAGTGCATCTTTAACATTTTCGTAGTTCATAATTATTTCTCCAATTCCTACATCGGTTATAGGTTTAAATCAGTCTGTGCATTCATTTGTTGAATATCTTGTTGTAGTGGATATGATGGATACCAATTACTGATGAAATTAATTGCTCTATCAAAGTCTTTCTTTGATAAATCCTCATATCTTGAAATTACAAACGAGTCTTTGAAATCATGCTCTAACTGACGAAAAACTTTGCGTCTTTTATTTTTATCTTTGTAAAAATTGCTCTTCTTACCACCGCAAACTTCTACCGATTTTCTATCTCTTGCTTTTCGCAGTTTAAATCGTTGGTTTGAATCAATTTCAGATGTATTTTTAATAAAATCAACATCTTTTTCTACGTTAGTCATGCGTTCATCCAAATGAATGGTAGCTTCCATTGCTAGTTTCAAACGCTCTTCTGGTGTTTGTGGTAATTGATATGATCCAGTCTTGCGAATGGCTGGAAGAACTTCACTTGTTACCCAATGCTTAAATTTCTTAGCGCTGGGTAATTGACTTGAAAGAATTAAGCTAAACATTCCTGATTCGTTAACAAGAATTTGCTCTCTCATTTGACCTGCGGTACTGATTTGGTACCTCAGCTTATCTTCTTCATCAACGTGAGAATTAATATCTCTTGATCCATTTTTATATCCCAATATATTGGTCAAATCTTTTCCTACGAACCAAGGTGTACCATTAACTTCTAAAGTTCTAACTTCTTTCCCTTCAAACTTAAATAATTGAAGATTATTTACCATAATAAGCATTCCTTTCTATGAGATATAATTAATTCATCCTGTAAATGGAGGTGAATTTTATGACAGATGAACAAATCGCTCATGATATAGCTGTTGCCTTGGCTGTAGCAAGTGCTCAAAAGAAAAATACTTCTAATACTTCGTTGTCTGCGGTAACTGAGTATTTTAGAATTTATAAGCGTGTTTTAAGCCAGGTGAAATCATCTAATCATTAATCTTGACTAGTCAAAACTAGATTATTTTCTAGTTTTGGCTTTTTTTAATGCTAGTGAATAATTTTCCTTTGCTTCTAGCATTGAAATAAGTGCATCTTTAATGTCGTAATCAAATTCATCTTTTTGAATTAATTTAGATGCTAATTGATCAATCACGGTATTAATTTCAATCATTGTTTCATCCATATCGAACACTCCTTCCTGCTTATTTATCTTTACGTGACAGATAGAACAAGTATTGTGTAGTTGTACCTAGGTAATCAGCTACATCTTGTAAGTAATCTGCTCTCGGCATGTTTTTGTTCCACTTGCTGATTAATCCATTTGATAAATTCAAATCACGTTCAATTTGATAAATAGATTTTCCATTTTTATGTGCTACCTCTTTGATAGCCGTATATAATGACATTCGCTTTCACCTCACAATAAAATATTTTCTTAGAAAATAAACTATTCCTGTTGCATTAATGCCGAAAATATTCTATTATAAGAGCGTACTAAATAACCCGTTATTATCAAATACTCGGTGCAAAAAAATAGCTTTTTTTTTCTGTGCTTATCTCAAGCACATTTATAATATAGCACCGATAATATTCGGCGTCAATATAATTTTATAAAATATTTTCGGAGGTAATCTAAAAATGTCGGTGCTTTATAGTCGTATCACGGATTTAACGGCGCTTAAAAAAATGAGTCTAGCAGAATTAGAACGAAAATTAGGCTTTTCAAATGGAATTATTTCTACTTGGAAAAAGAGTAATCCATCAATTGATAAGGTTGAGAAAGTAGCCAATTTATTTGACACTACTACCGATTATCTTTTAGGTAGAACCGACGACCCAAGCATTCCCGACAAGCCTACAGTAACAGAAGCTGACTTAGACGAGATGTTAGATAATGCGCGTTCATTCGATGGCAAGCCAATGGACGACCATGATAGAGCATTAATCAGGGCTTATTTAAAAGGGCTTTATGATAATAAGTAAGGTGACGCAATTTGAATAGTCATTTATCTGAACTGCTAAAAGAATATAATTTGGCAATTAAATTTCTGCCTACTCATGGGCAAGGATTTTTGGCACGAACAAAAGGCAATATCCCCGATCAAATTGTGGTTAGTGAAAACCTATCAGATGAACAGATTGAAAAAGTGATTCTACATGAAATCGGTCATGCAAAAAACGATTCCTCCGTTGTGGGAGATTATAAATATATTGGTTCAGCCCATTCTTGCAGTGAGTATGGCGCTAATAACTTTATGGTTCACGAAAAGATAAAGCAGTTCATTGCATTAGGCAATGAGCCAGATGAAGCAAATTACATAAATATTGCCGTTAGTCTAGGCATTAGCAATTTTGATGAAGTTCGCGAAGAGCTTTTGAAATATGTAGCAAAATAAAAACCGCCCTCTCGGACGGCAATGGACAATTATGAATAAATATAAATTTTTAAAGTCAATAAATGATAATAAATCACATCACGTAGATGAGCCTGCTTTAGATAATTCATTCAATCAATTCTTACTTGAGTTAGAAAAACAAGGTTTGATCGAATGCCCGCAAGTATATTTAAGTGACGGCAATCCTGGATTAGTAGCCTATTGGATTACTGCTAAGGGTATAGATTACGTTGATAATCATTCACCAAAACAAAAAATTTCTGACATTGCTATTGGAGCTTTATTTGGTGCATTATTCAGTCTTTTAGTTTGGCTAATAGAAAATTACTTATTTAAAAAGTAATAAGTTAACTAGCAGTCCAATTATGATACATAACGCATAAAATATAAGCCTTAATGTCCATAAAATCCGTTCTTCCATAGCTTATCCCTCCGTAGCTAATAAATCTTCTGCTGTTGGCTCCAACGTTTTACTGCAATACTACCTTATGGGAAATCGTTAAATCAAATATCAAAGAAAAAGTCGGCAATGCTTCTATAACTATTATCGCAGCGGTAGCAGAAAGTTATATAAAAAATAAACTTGGATTAAATTAGCTTTATCTCACAACCATCAACTAACATATAGATATTTGTTGGTTTGTGTCCCAACCGCTGTTCTGCTCTTTTTAATCCAAGTTCACTAATAGCACCTCGCCAATTAGTGTTTCCATTATCAGAAGTAAAAAGCAATTTGTTATTGCCGTCTTCTTTTGTGAAATAAATAATATCTTTCATGCTGTTCACCTCATAGCGTTTATTATGAATAAGTATAAGTTTTTAAAATCAATCAATGACAATAAGACTCATCATGTAAAAGATCCTGATTTAGATATTCCTTTTAATCAATTCTTGCTTGAATTGGATAAGCAAAAATTAATCAAGGTTACTTTAGTTTACCTTTCCAATGGCAAACCTGGAATAGCTGCATATTGGATTACTGCTAAAGGTATTGATTATATTGATGTTCACAGACAAAATAAAAAAGACATTATCATTAGATTTGTTATTCCTATTTTTACTTTTTTACTAGGTTTATTATCGCATTATATTTTTACATTATTCTAATATCTAATAATGTAACTAAAAATCATACCAGCAATAAATGCTAATTCCGCTGAAATAATCGTAAGGTTAATTTCTATTTTTTTAAATTCTCTATCCACTTCTTTCACCTCATAGTAATTATACTATGAAATAAAAAAAGCAGGCATCCCTAGAAGTTAAAAGCTCTTAGGGCGCCCGCTCCTTCATGTTATGTCACTCTCCTAAGTGTAGCACAGCAAGCTGTGCCCTCGTCATTCGGAGGTGACAAACATGAATCAATTCACACTTACATTGATTATCTTACTTCTTTTGATTCACGAAATCAACAAGAGATAATCTAACCGCGGGCGCCCTAGATGCGCGCTCGTTCCGATCGCGCATCGTCTTTAAGTATAATAGCAGCAAAATAAAAACCGTCCTCTTGGACGGCCATGGATAATTATGAATAAATATAAGTTTTTAAAACAAATTTATGATAAAGGCAAAGTAAAGCCTATAGATACTAATTTATATTCAAAAGATAATACTGAAGTTCAAACTGTTCTCAAATTGAATGACCAAGGACTAGTAAACTATCATGTGGGTTTACATAGCAATGCTCAAGATTATTATATGGCTGAGTATTGGATCACAGACAAAGGTAAAGAATATGTAGCTAGCCACTCGCCAACAAAAGACGTGGGTAATAAAGCTAATAAAATTGGGCTTCAAATAATTATTGGAGTAATTGTATCAGTTATTGCAGGTATTATTCTCTTCTACCTTGGCTTTAAATAAGTAAAGCAATTGCAACTACTGCACCAATTAAGACACAGATAGCATAAAATATAAGTTTTAACTGGGTTAATATTTTTTCTTGCATATTATTAATTCCTTATCGTTTGTTAGTTCCATCTCATAGTAATTATACTATGAAATAAAAAAAACAGGCATCCCTGAAAGTTAAAAAGCTCTTAGGGCGCCCGCTCTCTTCATGTTATGTCACTCTCCTGAGTTTAGCACAGCAAGCTGTGCCCATGTCACTCGGAGGTGACAAACATGAACCAAATAATCATTACATTAATCATCTTACTTCTTTTGATTCATGAAATCAATAAGTAATCTAACCGCGGGCGCCCTAGCTGCGCAATCGGAACGAGCGCGCAGCTAACAAAATAAAAAAGACTCGCAAAATATTAATTATCTTGCAAGCCTAGCCCAATACTGGGCACACGTGATCCTAATTTGTATTCTAGCAGAATTTCGATTATCTTACTGGTTATCAAAATTATATGCTACAGTCTAATATCCAACATTAATAAAAGCAATAAAAAAGACCCACAAAGTGCTGATAACACTTCACGGGTCTCTGGCCTCAAACTAGGCAAGTCCAATACGAATCACATATATATGCTAGATGAAAGGTTGAGCTGGTAACTCAACGCCTTTCGTCTACCCTATTTTAGCAAAATGGAGGTAAAAATCAAATGGTCAAATATTATACTCCTCAGATCGAACCTTTGGAGAATGGCAAGTTTAAATACTCAATTAGGTATACTGATCCGTCTTTTATTGGCGTGCATAAGAGTTCTACCACAATTTCTAAAAACACTGCACACGCTCGGAATTTAGCCGAGATTAAAGTAAAAAATGCTATTAAAGAAAAGCTAAGCATTAAATCTATTAAACAAATTACAATGGATAAATTAATAGATAAGCTTAAAGATAACTTAGCGCAGCAAGGATTAGCCCCTAAAACTTTAGATGCCTATTTTGCTTATCTTAATAAACTATCTAAGCAATTTAAAGACAGATCAGTTACCTCTATTACCACTACTGAGCTTAACGCATATATCAATGATATCCTTTATAAAGATAAACTATCAAATGGATCAGCACACCATTATCATGTGATATTTCTAAAATTATTTGATTTCGCAATGCAGTTTGGTTACGCAAAGAAAAATCCAGCTCTTAAAGTTAAAATCAACTATAAAAACGAACGTGCCAAAAAGCAAGAGCGAATTGAAAACTGGTATCTCACTGATAAAGAGCTAAAAGAAGTTCTTGATTATTGCTTGGATAAAAACAGAACTGATCTATATGCCTTATTTAAAATGCTTTACTTAACAGGAATGCGTGTGGGAGAAGGCTGTGCGCTCTTAGTAAAGAACATTTTTCAAGATCCAAAAACTCATATGTGGTACGTCACTATTTCAGGAACTTTAATTAATACCGATGGGCATAGAAATGAAAGACAGGAGTTTACCAAAACTACAGCAAGTCATCGTACAATTGTCCTACCTAAAGAAGCAGTTTCAATTTATCGAAAGCTTGCTAAAGACCAAAGTGCCGATGATTTCCTATTTCACAATAAATATAGTCATGGACCGATAAGCATATTAACTGTAAGTAGATTTTTAAGAAAATTTGTTACAAGTCAAAAATGGAAAAAACAGATCACTTCTCATATTTTTCGCCACACTCATGTTTCTAAACTTGCAGAAGAAGGATATCCCCTAAGCTTAATTACTGACAGAGTTGGTCATGGTGATTCAGATATTACTAGAAAAATATATCTTCATATTACTCACAAGCAACATTTGAAATTTGATGAGGCTATTCAAGATTTTAAATAAATTTGTCCCTTTTCTGTCCCTTTTTCAATATAAATATTATATTCAAAAACCCTAAAGCTTTATAGCTCTAGGGTTTTACTTATGTTTTTATGCACCGTGGTACTTAACAAGACTTAATATGTCAAAGAATTGCGCTATTATTGATATTTAAGCAAAATCATTGATATATCAGCATTTATCGGCACTAGTTAGTGTTCAATAGTTTTCATAAAATTTCACTATTTGCCAATTATTTGTCCCTTTTTTGTCCCTTTTTAAAGACCTAATTGCTTTCTTCTTTCTGCTACATACTCTTCAATATTAGCTAAATCTTCTTCAGTCGCTAAATTCAATATGAAGCTTTTAGCGGTTGAACGTTTATTTATATATAATTTTCTAGCCTTATTTTTTTCGTCCCATTTTTTATTAGCTTTTGCTCTTGCTTCTGTAATTTTAGCCATTTAAAACCAACTTTCTAATTAAATATAGTATGAATCCAATAAATAAAGCTATTCCTGCATAAGTATAGTATTTCTTTTCTTTCTTAGTCATGGTATATTTGAGATGGCAAAACGGTAAGACCGAAGCCTTGCCGTTTTTAATTTATTTGAAAAAGGTTTTGATTAGAGATTTAGCTAACTTGATGAGTTCTGTTGCGGGAACTGACCAAGCGGCAATTGCTGTGTATTTAGCTATTTTCACTTGAGTTTCTCGATCAAACCTTTTTTTATTTTTCTTTTTTGCCATCTCATTTCCTCCTTTCACTTATTATAATACACGCTTTTGCGTACATTGTCAATAAAAAACATAAAAATAATGCAAAAAAATAGCCACTCCAGGAATTACCCCAGAGTGGCTATTTGAGTAGGATTTAGAACGCACCTAGTCAGTCCTACTAAACTAGGTTACGCTAGCTAAGCTCACGTAGAGTCCCTTAGCTTGGTCAATCCTATTATATCAAATTATTTAAATGTTCCCCATGCTTCATTGCCAACGCGTCCGACTAGATAGCCATAACCATTTGCACGCGGTTGTCTTAACCAGACTCGACCCAATCGATCTCTTGACCAAGCATCATACTTAACTTCTACACCTGCTGGTAATTGTGCAATGATTGAACTTTGTGTGGTTGCTCCCCATCTAAGGTTAATTGCTCCACCAGTGATGAAAGTACCGTGTTCTTCGTGCCACGTCATGTTTAAGTTATCAGTCCAGCTCTTCTCTTGTGTGGGTGTTTGAACTGGTGCTGGTTTAGGTTTTATAACTGCAGATTTCAATTCTAGCTTATTAACAGCAATGTTTCCATCAACACCTAGACCTTTCCAGTTATCTGTGAATTGCCAGATAGCTACATGATCCATCGTTGGAAACCAATTAAAGTCTGCGGTGTCTTGTCTGCCTTCTACTTTATAATAAGCAACCCACAAGCAATCGCCATATTTATCAGTAATCTTCTTAGTGTGGACGTTATTGGTAAGTAATGCTTTTCCAGAATATAGCAATGGCTTATATCCCGCTCTTGCTACTATATCCATGAAAGCTAAGATAGCATTAGCATTGTTTTCTGCACTACCACCAGTAACATTACCACTCCCAGTTTCCCAGTCACAAGCAAATAATGAACCCGTTGGAATACCAATATTTTTGGCCACTTGAATTGCATAATTAGCTTCTTGAATAGCTTGATTACTATTAGCACTAAAGTGTGCATAGTGGTAACCACCAGCAGGAATACCAGCTTGCTTTGCACTAATAATTTGTGATCTAGCTTTAGGGTTTTGGTAGCTTAATCCTTCTGTAGTCTTAGCAATTGTGAACTTAGCGCCTGGATAAGCGCTAATGTTTGAATTCTGATAGCTGGCTTCATCAATACCATAAGATCTGTTTTCAATTACTTGTGTCATAACTAAGCTTCTTTCTTTGAATCAGTTAACATTTTCTCGTATTCATGTTGAACGATATTTCTGACTGTTACTCTGTCAATTGGAAGGCTTGGATACAACTTTTGAATTTGATAATAAACTTCATCGGTTGCATCATACAATTTCTTCGATCCCTCTTTATCATCAAGGGATGCTTGATAAGTGGTTGCCTTTAAAGCTAATTCGCCCGCTGTTTCTAAAACTGTTGCAAGCTTAGGATGAGTAAGCTTTAATTTTTCCAATTTTTGCTTATTAATACTATAAGCTCCTGCAATTCCAGCGATTACTAAAACTACAATTGCCCAAATTAAATTAATATCTAACTTCATTTCTTATCTCTTTCCTTTAATAATCTAGTAATTTCTTTGTCTTTTTCAGCATTTAATTTAGTAAGTCGTTCATTTTCTCTTACTAATCGGTCGTTATCTTCTGCCAAACTATCATGCTTTGTTTTCTTAGAATTCAAATTCCATGTAAGCAATCCAAGAATTACAGGTGCTAACACTTGTGCGATGTTGATTAAGTCATGCAAGTGTCATCACCTCTTATCGTGTATTTCTAGTTCTTGCAGTATATAAAATCTCCGTTAACAGAAAGCATGACAAAATAAAACCTAACCCCATAGGAGCACGTCCTGCGAAAATAGCGTGGATTAATTGAATACAGGCAACTAAACTAGTAAAGCCTGCTGCAACACTCAATAGTATCCCTGCTAATGTATTATTTTCTTCATTCTTTAAGGCATAGTACATTAATCCTACGCCCACAGCTACGGCTATTGCGTCTAAGCCATCGTCATTCATCAGTCCTGCGTATTGTGGAGGCCAAAAGAAGTACTTATGATCCGTCCACAATAATAAGCCCATTGCTGAAAAGGCTAGCCCAATATTGAATATTTGAAAATTACGCTTGAGGTTGACTAGCAATTGCTTGGTCATAGTCCTCACCCGTGATTTCTTTGTAGCCTTCTTTTGTCAAAGCATCAGTTCTAACGTAACTTCGAAGAACAGCGTTAGAAGTGGCTTTATCATCGCCAAACCAGCCCCATTCATATTGATCTCTATACATTTGAACCATACCGTCTTGAATTGAGTCTAAATTTGCTAAAATTTGGTCAAACATTATTCAGCATCTCCTTGTTTAGTTTCAGTCTTATTTTCAGTTGACTTATTTAAGTCTTGATATGCCTTGGTTAATGCGGTAACAGTTGCACTAAGAGTTCCCATCATTCGGTTACTCATTTGAATTGTCTTTTGCATTTGCTCCATAGCAGTATTGCTTTGTTCAGTATTCTTAGCATTGTCTTGTTGTGCTTCTTGCAAGTTAGAAATGCTTTCTTTAATGTTCTTAACTGATTCTGCTACTTCTGTAATGCGTTGGCCGAATGATTCTTCACTGGTTTCAATCCACTTATTATTCATCCAATCATACTTTGGAGCTTTTAAGCTTGGATCAGGTGGAGTAATTACGAGTGGATATTGATTCTCTGTAATTACGTCCGCACTTTGCATTACTCTAAAAGGTATATCGTTATTTGACCAGTAATAAGTATGTGTGGTCATTACCTTATTTTGTTCAGGTGTTACATTTGTTGTTTCTTCTGTCATGTTAAATTCCTCCATAAAAAAATCCCTAATCATTTGGTTAAGGATTAAAAATATTAAATTGGTGTGTTAGTGTACTTATGCCATTGACCTTTACCGTTATAAAGCTTGCGTCCATAAAGATTATCACCTTCATACACAGTTTGGTATTGAGTTTGACCGTCCAAATTAGTGATCTTTAAAAATACTGTGTGTCGATAGTTTGACTTATAAGGACCATTGTTAATGTAGCAATTAACAACCTTTAAAATTCCTGTTTCTTTATAGGCATTGAAGTCTACAGTTTGATTGCTGATAGTCCCTGATGGACTCTCATAGTCAACGCGGTGTTGGAACATAGTTTGTTGCATGGTAAAGCTTTGCAATCTATCAGATAGATCCGTAACTCTATTCATCGTAGCGAATTGATCCCATTGAGGATAAGAATTAGTGGTCTTAGAAACAGTTCTTACAAAACGCTCAGGTCCTTGGTCAACAGTCTGATAAATGGTGTTGTCATCATATTTAATTACGGTCAGGTAATACCATCGCCTTGAAGTATCAGGCCATGGGCCATTTATAGTAGCACAATTACCGATCTTATAAATTCCTGTATCCAGATAAGGATCACTATTTAAATTGATAGCTGTATTCAATGCTTGATCTGTTGGATAGCGATAATCGGTATGATTTCTAACGTCTCGATGCGCATTAGCAAAATTAGCCAATACAGCTTGGTCAACAAAACATGGAGCATTAGCTTTCATAGTTACAAGACCATCAGGCTCGTTAGTTTCGATATTAAATCCTTTAACAATCTTTACATTTAAATCATCTTGATAAGCTATTTGATGCCATGCTGTAAAGCCATTAGCACCCCATGTTCTTATATAAGTTAAATACGAATTTGTATCGTATAAAGTTTGTTCTCCATTCCATTGATTAGCATTAACAATCAATGCGAACCAACTACCAACTGGTGCATTTTTAATGTTTTTTGTGCCTGATGCATTATAGAAACCTGGTTGCTTATAGTTGTTTAAATCAGCATTATCGTTAATATCATAAGCTTTAGTATGATTTAGTAGCCAATTAACGTGATATGCGGTCCAGTCACTATCAAAGGTACTAAGTCTGTATGATCCATCAGGCTGCTGGGCAATAGATTGGAAATTGTCAAATTTATTGCCATCCTTATCTAATGCTTGATTTCTAAACTTGATTTTATTTAAATTGTCATCAACATAGTTCTGATTTGCATATCGTCGCCATAACTTCCAAGTACCATCAACACATTGACGATAGTAAACAGCATCTTGGTGCTTGTCGTAGTACGTTTGTTCGATTATTGAATCATGAGCGTTATCGACTTTTAAAATGCCCCAATTTGCAGTAGGATAATTTCTTCCTTTATCAGTACTAGTAATCATATACGTTCCAGTAGAAGTTAGGGTGTTAAAATCAGGGGCATCTACTGGATCATGACGTCCGTCCAGTCTATCGAAATCGAGATAGCTTTGACACCAATCAGTAGCAATTGAACCTGATTCAAGCTTTAAGTTAGCAAAATATAACGAGTCCCCTGGAATACCTGCATCATCGTATTGTTGAATTCTCAAATTAATGTGGTAGTAATCTTCCGGTACTTTAAAGGTAATTTGATGCCTTCTCCATTTATTGTTTACGGCATCAGAGGTAGCAAGCGGAGCTCCACCATGATTATCAGTCCAATCACTATATAATCCTAAATGGAATACTGGTGAATCATCTCTACCATTTGTTCGAGCTAGAAAACTTAATGTGTATGTCCCTGCCGGTAAATACACGCCACCCGGAATAACAAGTGGAGCATTTTTAACTTTATCGCCCCATACATGAGCTATTTTTGTTTTAACTAAATTAATATTTGTGTCAGAGGACCACTGACTTTTAAGATCTATAGATATTCCATTGTGTGCATCACTGCCGCCATAATTTCCTGTACTAAAATCCTTCAAAGTAGCTGTATTAGGAAGCAAGTTTACACCACCACTGTTGTCTGTTCTTCTGGAAAAAGTAGTCCAATCAATCTGACCAAGACTTGTTCTTAATTGGTCAACCTTCTTTTGAACAGCGTCAGTTTTAGCATTCATATCTGGCAATTTGTTATTCATCAAGTCAGTCACTTCATTGATAATATTACCAAATTTAGTTGTTAAATCCTGAACAGTACTGTTTAAGCTGTTGGTTTTAACTTGCCATTCTTTAACAATTCGGCTGAACGTATCATCCCAAGAATGCTGTTTTGCATTCCAGTCTGCTTGGTCTTTATCAAGCACTTGCTTAGCATTGTCTTTAATTGCTTGAATGGTATCTTTAGCTTGCTTGTCAATGTTAGATTTATCAGTATTCCATTGACCCCAGATCTGGTTCTTGTTGTTCGACCAATCCTGATTAATGGCGTTTTTCTGATTGTTGTAGTCTTGTTGCCGTGCATTCTGTGCATTCCTAAATTGATTCTGAAAATCAGCACTCAAAGCATTGTACTGATTACGAAAGTTCTGCAACTCTTGATTTAATTGCTGTTCTGCTCTCTGCAATTCAGCTTTAAGTTCACCATCAGCTTGCCTAATTAAAGCTTCCATTTGTTGCTTTAATTTTTCAAGATCAGAAATATAAGTAGTGTTATAAACCGTACACTTTAATCCATCTCTCACTTCAATGTAGAAGTCAGTGGTTGAATCAATCTTTGAACCATTGGATTTATCAATGATATCAAACCAAGCCGTACCTCTTGCAGAGTGAACTTGGTCATGTACCTGGTAAGTAATATGGCCTATTCTTTCATCTACAATCTTGACATTATCATCTGAAACAAACTTATTTCCATCTTTATTTTCATTGAAAACTAATGACTTACCAGTTAAATCATACGGTGTTCCATTGTCATTAAGTAAAAAAGCCTCTAAGATTTCGCCTTTATCGCTATCTCTTAGCTCTACCCGACTTAGTTCTGGATTTGTCTGGTTCTTGTTTGTGTTCAGTGTTAGAGCTTGGATCACTAGTAATACCTCCCTTCAATTGGTCTCTCATTTGCAATTCGTGTTGCAATTGCTCAATTACAACATCTTTTCTGAAATTTAAAAGCTCTAAACGTGCAATTTCGTTTAGAGCTTTAGTTAAAACAGCATCATTATTCATTTATTTCACCTCGTGTCTAATGGATTCGGCCACCACGTTGTTGACGAATCCAAGCGATGTCGGAAGCATATAAGTATTGATTACCAATTTTTAATACTCCCCAGTTTTGGTCCCAATCAAGAGCAATTTTTTCTTTACCTGGTGCTGTGTGAGAAAAGCCATGGTCACCCGACATAACCGCAACTTTACCATCACCACCAATGGATCTAATGTAAGAATCGCCGTCTACTGTGATACCCTCCAGCTTAACACCTGTGATCGTACCACCAGTAATTCTTTCAGCAATTAGTCGACCTTGACTGTCTATGGCACTTCTAGCAACTCCATCGCGTCCAACGTATTCCAAGCCTTCGGCATTAAAGCGAAGATAGCCTCCACCATTACTCAGCGCTCTTAACTCGGTTGGTTTCTGCCAGTTAGGATAAGCGGTAATCTCACCGCCACCACCGCCAGCAATCCAGTTGTGGACGTCTTGAACGGTTGTATTGATAGAAGTTACCATACTCTGCAATCTGTCATAACTATCTCGCCACGCTTGTCTATCCATACCTAATTGCTCAGTTAACTTTAGCAAACCAGCCCTTTGATCTTGGTCTTTTTCATTCATAATCTGTTTCATTTCACCAAATAAGTGGGTCGCTCTCTTAGTAGCCTGCGTTGTATTTTTTGCAACCATGTTCGTAACAAAATTATTTAAAGCATGATCGTAAGTAATTGGAATCTGACCAATAGTAATACTAGTTGCAACTTCTCTAACTGGATCCCAAGTAACTGAATTGCATTGGGCTTTTTCAAAAATACCTACTTCGTCAAAGAGAATACTTACATAGTCATATAGGTCCACATTAGTTAGCTTTTGATATTCGCCTTGCATTTGTTCATAAGAAACAGTAAGCGAAATATTGGGGTAGCCTATACGGTATTCTTTCATGTAAGCTTGCGCCACTGCTAATAGCTTAGCCTTGTCGTTCCCAATTCCATAAGAAGATAGATCTACAGCTTGCACTCTTAAAGGTGCATTAGTTACTCTAGCAAACTTAGAAATTAACACAGTGCTATCCAGCTCTAATGTTTCCTCACTAACTTCCGGTTCAGCATCAGAATCATTTTCTCCCGGTGCAACATCCACGGCGTGCGCAAAGCTAAAGAAATCTGCATTAATCCATTGGTTAGCTCCAACTTCATAATAGGTCTTACCCTGACTGCTTGATTGAGCAGTAATCCTTAGCAAACTTCCTAAACTATAGTACTTGCCAGTTGGCGTCAATCCATTCGGGTCATGGTAAACAGGAACTTGGGCGGTTTGCTGAACATTTGCCTTCTCAGCATCTTCTTCCTTGTATTCAACTGTTCCCGGTTCTTTAAAACTAACACTATCGCCAGCTTTAACCCATAATTGATGACCATTTGATTGACCGATGTGATACCATTTTGACCCAGCAGAATCAGTAGAAACGTCATAGATTGGATATTGACCTTTATTATTCCAATTTACTGTACTACCTGTTCCACCAGGGCCAGACATTACAGTTACATTTCCGTTAATGCTTAAGCGCCCATATGCCTTAGCAGTTGCATAGTCGCCGGTCTTGGATAAAACAAAATATTGAGAAGATACCCACTGCGTATCTCGATTACCTAAGTTGTACCAAACAATGCCATTGATGTCCTTAGCTTTCCAATAGATTTTATAGCTTGCTCCATTTGATAAATATTGTCCGCTCTTACGACCACCAAATGGCGATGTATAAAGTGGAACTTGTCCCGGTCCGGCATAAGCAATAGTACCTACACCATCGTTTTTCACAATGATACCAGTAATATCATCTGAGGCTTCTAAAGTTCCTTGAGCATTAATCTTATTAACAATGTAGTTTCCAGATTTATCAAAAGTAACTAAATGTTCATCCACCCAGCCACCTGTATCAGTCTTATACCAGGTATCATCATTTATTGTCTTCTTATTAGTTTTAGCAACAAACTTAAGATACTCGCCATTTTTAATAGTTCCGACTGGGGTGTGTCCCTTATAAGGAGTGCTAAATAGATTAATTTTTCCATTAGCTAAATATTGAACTGTTGCTTGGCCGTCAAATGGTTCTCCATCTGGCTGGGGCATCTCTTCTGGCGAGTAAGTGACATACGGCATAATTGCATTGTAAGTATCGCTAGTAGTTTCGTCTCTAGTAATAGATTGCATATTACGGCCATACTTAATAACTATTCCATTATCTTCTCCAGCGTGCTGAAGCATAGTTAGGTAATAATTATTAAATCTAAATTCGCCATTATACAATGCTTCCATAGTGTTGTTAGTTTGATCTCCAGCTGTATCAGCACCAAAGATTGCCGCATTCGCATTGGATAATTCCTTAAAATTCCAACCTAAGTTAGCAACTGTTGGAATATCGCTAGCAAAGCCTAAATCAGATATAGACCAAGCCAAAGCATCAGAGATTAACTCAAATGCTCTACTAGGTCTAGCATGTGCCTCACTAATATTTTTCTTAAGTGGCATATTAGACAAATCAGCCCAAATGTGATTAGCAGTAATCGTCATTCCAGTTGTAGAAGTTGAGATATCTACAATCCTAAATTGCTGGTTTCTTTCATCATCCTTCAAACCCATATCTGCAACAATAACCATGCCTTCCTGCAATTCCTTACTCAAAGGCCCATTAATTGGATAAGTCATTGTTAATGTAGGAATCTGATTTCGATTTCTTGTAATTGAAACTGATAAAAGATCTCTAAAAGAACCCAGACCTTCAGTTTTAAAATCTGAGATATAAGTTTCATACAGTCTTGGAATCATACAATCGCTCGCCTCCATCTTGGTTGATATTCAAACTTAGAGTAATTACCGCTTAAAGAAATAGTGTTTTTGCCTGGCTTTAATTCAGGATATTCATGGTTTGGAAAAATTGCTCGGCTGGTTCTTCTCTCAGTTAATGATTTATAAACCAACCATTTTTCGCTATCTATATAAAGCTCATTGTCAGTGTCTTTAAACTGATAGTTCAATCCATTAATAGTTAATGTGAAGTCACCGTTACCTACAATATGGAATAATGGCAACGAACTATATTGAGTTGGGTTATATACTGGCATCGTTGGCACAGGTTGATACTTAATAGACGCATCATTAATTAAGAAGGGCTTAACTGCTAAACTCATTGTTACAGTAGCCCAAGTTTCATTAGTTGGGGTAACAACAGGGCTTTCACTTACAAAAGCTTCCCAGTGCCAGCCTTTAAACGGTTCAAAGTAAAATGGCTCATACTTTACAAATTTATCTTTGTAAGTCAACCAATCGCCAAAGTCCATGCCCCAAGTAAACCAATCTTTATAGAAAGTCGGGCGTTGAACAACAAAAGTAATTTGTTGAGTTATGTCTGTATAGTTCAAATTATCATTGATATATGAACCATTTACTCCCACAACTGACGTGAGTGAAACATTTCTTTTAGTAGTAGCTTGAACTAATGGATAAACTACCATAGCACCATAGTAATCAGAACCTGTTCCATGATAAATTAATCTACCTAATGACACTTATACCCTTCTTTCTATTAATTGAATTCAATCGCATTCTTGCATTTACAACTTCAGTAATCGAATTACCTAAAGCTTGTTTATCTACATTTATGCTAGTTTCAACGGTTGATGGTGATGTGAGAATGGCAGTTAGTAAATCGATAACCTTATCTAGCTTTTCTCCTAAGCCATCAGTATTAGTATTAATGGGTTGAATGTTATCTCTGGCGGCAACAATCGCAGCAGTCTTGCCAAGCAATTCGTAAGAACGACTAGATTTAACTGCTGATAATGGAATAGCCATTTCTGGTCCAGCTTCACCAAAGATAGAAGGCTGGTTAGCAATTCCACCATTTGCATATCTTGCATGCCCAGTTGGACCCCAGCCAGCGCCAAAGTGAATGTCATTACGCCAGTTTGAATCATTAAATAAAGCCAGCAATTGATCCCAGCCGTGATAAATGTTGCCGTGTCCTTTAACTTTATAAGCATTAAATGTACTAGTCTTATACTGCAATAATCCACGAGCAGGACCTGAGCCGTCACCATCTGGATCTGCACCTGGTTGTACAGCTTTAGGATTACCACCTGATTCACCAGCAATCATAGAAATGATTTTTCTAATTTCTGTTGGAGTAACTGAGGTATGCATCGTTTCAGCAGCCTTTTTAATGTCTTCGCCCCAACGATCAGCACCTGTACCGTTTGGGTCCTTTTCGTCACCGCCAAGACCAAACAAATCGCCAATCTTGCTGATGAAGCTAAAGAATCCTTTCAGTGGTTTCAAACCTTTAATGAATTTCTCTAAACTAGAATTTGCTTTAACGTCGCCGTCTCCGCTCTCATTCTTCAAACCCGGAATACGACGATAGCTTACTGCTCCTTCGTGGAAGTCAGAAACTTTAGCCATACCGATTCCAGAGCTTGGATTCATCGCAGACCAAATCTTGCCACCGCCAGCATAAACACCGACGTGATTACGACCTCCAGGTCCAAAGAATACTAAGTCGCCAATTTGTGGATCTTTAACTGCACGTGAAGCTGAATACTGATCTCCAGAATAATGAGGAAAGCTTTTACCGAATGCTTTCTCTAAGGCATACTTAACTAATCCTGAGCAATCGAATGAATCTGGTCCTTCGGCACCCCATACATATGGTTTATCTTTACCATATTTTTCAACAGCACCTAGTAATCCTCCTTCTGCTTCACCATCAAGAGAACTAGATACCATATTCCAAAGGGTTTTCCAAAAGGCACTTACTTGTTTCTTGCCTTTATCAAATTCCTTGGTAATCATCGTATGAAATGCACCACGAGATAAGCCCTTAACACCTGTCCATTTAAAAATACCATCTAAGTATTTTTGTGGACCAGAGACAATCTTTTTAGCTAAGTCAAAGAACTTCTTCATGCCGTCCATGGTGTTCTTAGCCCATGAACCGATGCCACCAAAGAAGTTCCCTACATTCTTGCCAATATTGCTAAAGAATCCACCAATACCACCATTTGCAAAATGAGCAACTCCCATTGCATTCATTAAATTCTTGGTATCTGAAGCATTAAGAATTTCATCGCCAGGCATAAGCATAGTAGTAGTATTACGCCCCTGGAAAATACCAAACTCTCCAGTCATTGGACGGTAAAGAGCTTCCTTATTACCAGTTTCTGGAGAATCATTACCATCATTAACCATTGCTAAAGTAGGTTCAGTAATAGCTCGTCGTTGAGAACCAAAATAGCCAGTACCACTTGCAAAGTGAGGAAGCTTCTTAACAGTAGAATGACCACCACCAAAGAAGAAAATGACATCATTAACAGCTCCAATACCGCCATTAACAATGTCAATTAAACCATTCATGGCATTCTTACCAAGCTTTTGCATTGACTTCCACATGTCGGAAAAAATATTCTGAATGCCTTTGCCTAAGTTAGACCAGCCATTTTGCCATTTTCTATTAAAGCCACCAAACCAGGAATGCATATTACTTCCCCACTTTGAAGCATTTGACTTCATATCTGACCATTTTTTAGCTGTATCACGCTTAATTGAATCCCATTTATCAGCAAAATTATGGGCTATTTTATGTAGTTGATCTCCAGTAGTCTGTTTTAAAGCATCTAACATATTTCCATGGCTCTTCTTTAAGTTCTTTTGGAAATCATTAGAAATATCAGTTACATAACTATGATGTTTCAACCACTCTTTGCCTGATTTATCACTATAATTTTTATCTTGTCCTAAAAGTTTTTTCGTGCCTTCACTAGCTATTTTTCTGGAGTTTGTCCAAAAATCTCCCACTGACTTATGAAGATTATTCCAATGAGAATCCCATGTCTTTTTTGCATTCTTAGACCAAGATTTAAAGCTTTTTTGTAAAGACTTAGTCCCTTTATCATAATTTTTCTTGGTGTTCTTAGACCATTTGGAAACAGCTTTTTGAGTATTTTTCCAATGATTATTCCAAGATTTACCAAAATCTTTAGTCCATTTCTTAGTTTGCTTAGAAATATCCTTATATGCAGTTTGAAATAGTTTTCCCTTTTGAAATGCTTTTACATATCTATTTTTAGGAATAGATTTGAAGAAATCACCTAGGTTTGAATTAAATTTCTTAAAGAAGTTGTGACCATTTTTCAGAAAAGTATCGTACCCCTTCTTAATGTTGGGTCCAAGTTTCTTTATAAAGTTCTGTGAGTTTTTAACTGTTTTATCTAAGTTTTTCTTAGAATCTTTACCAAATTTTTCAAAGCCTTTACCAACTTTTTTCCAGTAATCATTCCAAGCTTTTTGCTGTTTCTTTCGGTTTTGTTCTCTAAGCTTATCAATTTTTTGCCATTCTTTTTGAGATTTTTGGTTAGACTTTTTAATGCCTTTCCACCAAGAATCAATGCCCTTGCTCATCTTGCCGAAAGCATCTTTAGTAGACCAGCCTAAGTTTTCAAGCGACCAGAAATTTTTAGGCGGCTTTTTAGATTTCCAACCATTCAAAAATTCTTTGGTTGCTTTACCGCCCCAGCCACCAGCTACCTTACCAATCTGAGAACCGATTGCTGCACCAGCAGGACCACCAAAGAATAAACCAATACCGCCACCAATTGCAGAACCTATTCCTTTTCCTGCATCTTGGTATTGCTTCATTGATCCTTTCTTATCTTTGAATGCAGATAGGATAGATGAACCAGCATCTAAAGCAACACCTACACCTGCTACACCAGTAGCAACTTTACCAGCTGTTGACAAGCCACCAAATCCACTAGCAGATTTTAAAGATTGAAATGCACCGCCAAAAGATTTACCAGATAGTGCGTTTTTAGCGCCTGAGCCTATCTTGGCGAAAACATCTTTGAACAAGGACCACATCTTTGAAGCTGTGGATTTTGCAACACTTGCAATCCTTTTAAACCCAGAGCTAATTTTAGAAAATGCTGTTTTAGCTCCCGAGCCTATCTTGGCAAGTACTCTTTCTGGTCCTTTTAGTTCCTTAATTGTATCTAAGCCCTTAAAGCCTGCATGAAGAGCTTTAACTCCTTTATAAGCTCCATAGCTTCCTTTTGCTATCGCTGAAATTCCACTAACAACAGGTTTGAATGTTTTAATTGCTGCAATAGCAATAATTGCCTTAGAAATCCATTGAATCGCTTCTTTATTTTTAGCTAAATTATCTAATACCACTCTTAATTGTTTCAGAGGGTCTTTAGACTTTAAAGCATTCTTACTAGTTAAACCAAATGCTTCAGCAATATCAACAATTATTTTAGAAAGAGTCTTCCAAGTATCTATTGCAATATCTTTGGTAATGGACATAAGATCAGACCCAATACCTACAATATCGCCTTTATGCTTGGCAATGTAGCCTAATGCTTGCATTCCAAGTTTAGCAACTTTTTGAATTGCTACACCAAGCATTTCAGCACCATCTTGTACTGGCTTTGACTGCATTAAGTCAGCTAACTGTTGCATTCCTGATGTCTTCGCATCAAATAATGGTTGGGCCATTTTAGCTTTTAATGAATTCCAAGAGTCCTGCATTGATTTTGCAGCTCCGCCTTGGGTTTTTCTAAAAGCTTCAAAAGCCTTACCACCATCTTGACCAGCTTTTTCAACTAACTCTTCAAATTGTTTAGTTGACATTTTGCCAGAAGCAACCATCTTACCAAATGCTTCTTCTGACATTCCAGCTGCTTTAGACAAAGCCGCACCTAATCCCGGCGCTTGCTTACTCATTCTTTGCCATTGCATTGCTGAAACTTTAGAGCCACTAAGAGCCCTAGCCATCGCACTTGATAGCCCAACCATTTCGCCGGAAGTCATCTTAGTCGCATCCCCAATGGTTGCAATACTTTTAGACAAAGCTAAAGTATGCGACAAATTACCATTAGTTAAACGATTCATATTTAACTGTAGCTGATGAACTTCGTCCCCAGTCATTGCAGTATTAGACTTCAAATAGCCCATTTGATCTACTAAGATCTGAGTATCATTTTTATTTTTACCTAATCCAGCCCACTGTGCTCGAACTTTACCAATTACACCATCAAGCTGCATCCCTGATGTAATAGTTGATTTTAGTCCAGAAGTTAATGAACTAAAACCTGAAGAAACAGCATTACTTAAAAGGTTTGCACTAAAAATCTTTTTAAACAAAGAATGCGTCTGTTTAGCTTTTCCATTGACTCCAGTAATTTTAGATTTAAATCGATCAAAAATTGATGGATTAGCCTTCTTCATCTCTGAAGATAAGCCAGACATTTCAGATTTAGTTTTAGCTAAGCTTGTGGCCGTTTCATCTACACGTACTTTCTGACGTCTATATGCTTCACTAGATTTACCAGCCTCCGAAGCAATCTTAGATAATTCATTAGCTTGGATCTTATAAACTTGATTTAGTTTGTCGTATTCACGCGATAAGCCTGATAATTTAGCCTTATTAGCTTCTTCATGCTTGCCTTCTGCTTCAAGTCTCCCAACATAAGCATTACTTGATTCAGTAATTTTCTTTAGCTCGCTTTGCGCGCTTGCTAATCCTGACTTGTAGTAATCAAGCGAGTTACGAGCCTTTTCTTGTTGCTGACTTAATTTAGCAATTCTAGTAGTATAATTAGCAACATTACGTTCAGCAGTAGCAATTTCTTTTGAATATCTTTCGTATTCGTTGCGACCTTTTTCTGTGGTTGTATCAACCTTTGCCTGTGCCTCTTTTAAGCTATTTAATTCAGACTTATTACGTTCCAATAAAGATTGTTGTTTCTTTAAAGTATCGCCTAGTCCTTCGTATTTAGCTTTAGCTGCACCTAATTGATCCCCAGCTGACTTTAATTCAGCAACTTGTGCCTTCCATGCACTAGTAGCAGATGATACTTCATTCTTTAAAGATTTAAGCGTTTGAATCGGTTGTTCACCATCTAGCGATATTCGTGTATTAAAGTCTCCAACTGGTATTTTTCCTGCCATTATTTAACCTCCTTTCTAGTTTTTCCTTGTGCTAATTGGCTTAAAGCATATTCACTAGCATCTACTGGTCGATCTTTACGACTTTGAGCTTCCATAATTTGTGCCCAGCGGTCTGTATCAAATGCTTCTATTTCATTAGGTGAAACATGACCATTAACGATCGCGTCTTGCTCAGTGTAATCAATATCTTCAACAAATTCTGACCAGAACTTATTTATCTCCCACGGTGTGGCTTTTCTTATCTGATTCAGAAGCCTCCGCGTCTTCTTTAATATCAAGAATTGCAAATGTTAAACGCTTAGCCACTTCTGCAATAGCATCAGTACTCAAATCTTTGTCTTCAAACTTCTTTTTTCTTGCTTTGGTATTAATGCCTGCTAAATCTTCGATAAAAGCTAAATATTTTTCAGTAATCTTTAATTCGGTTTCAGAAGTTAAAGTAACTTGGTTCACTTGTGGGCTAATTGCTAAAGCAACTGATTCAATTCTCATGTCCCAATAATCTGGATCAGTTGAACCAAAGCCAGTCCCATATTTATCCTCTAAGCGCTCCAATGTACGTTCATCTTCTGACTTAGATTTATCAAGCTTCTGTAAAACATTCATATCTCTAACAGCACTAGAGAAAGATCTTTGTGCGTCTAATTGAATTTGAGAAATGTCCTTATTAAGTTGACCAGCCTTTCTTTTCATGCCAAAACTATGGTCAACTTCGATTGGTTTAAGTCCCAATTCTTTTGCTTCAACAGTTATTTGTGTCATCTAAAAATTCCTTTCATATAAAAAAAGCAGGATTCGAACCTGCTTTATTTGTTCCTACCCCTCCCACCCTGCTATTTATACTACTTATCAGCTGATGGAGTTGATGCAGGTTGTGATTGAGTTTGTTTAAAACCGTCAATAATATATGCCAACATTGTTTCTTCATTCTTCCAAGCTGGATCACGATTTGGATCTCCAACAAAAATTTGATAAAGCAAATTGTCAGTTGGACGTGCTTGTGGAGTGACAGTAAATGTATCGTGAACAGTTACTGGAGAAGCTGCATCAGTTTGCATGTTTACACCAGTACCAGGTGTGAATGTGCAGTAAGGGAAAGCAAAGTAAACTGGGAACCCATGGTTCTCAGAGATTGCAATATATGCACCCTTAAACAAACGCTTGTCTGCACGCTTATAACCACCGTTAGTTTCATCCCTATACATACCGTTCATTAATGAGCCAATATCGAAAGGCATATCATTTACTGCTAAGGTTGCAGAAATATTTTCAATACCAACTTCACTTTCAGCAATCGTGTTTGATCCATAAACTTTTTGAATAGTTGGATTTAATCCAGTGATATTGCTTTGAGTAGTACCTTTAGCAGTTTGTAAATCTGCTTGAAAAACACCTTGGTCTTTATAGCGACCATACTTCTTAAACTCATCAACGCTCTTTAATTTTGCGTTATCGTCTTCAGGAGCAATTAATGCTCTTGCAAAACCGTTTAATTCCATTAATTTAACTTCCTTTCATAATTGCGTGTGAAATGGAAAGTAAGCATAGTTTCATCTGTTTCAGGATCAGTTCCTTCATCAGGTCCATAGCTCACTTGCCATTCAGGCACTAAAAAAGACACAATCGCATTCTTGATTGTGTCTAAATTAGCTGTTTTATTTTCTATACCAATAAAAACTTGAATTTCTATTTCTTGAACTTCTACAGTGGGAACATTTGAACCATAACCGGCATAACTTCCAATAACTGGAGTAATCAGCAAATCAGTTTTAGTATTATCAATTTTCCCTGTTATTCGCTTCTTATAGTAGCGGTCTACTCCGGGCACTTTCTTAAAAATTGCTTGATAGGCGTCATTTATCGCTGTCATGGTTCATCACTTCCTTAAATGCTTTTATTTCAGCGTCCTTAACTAACTTCTTTGCTTCTTGTTGTGCCTTGTCGTAAAAATGCATATTAGCATACCTTTTTTCAGACATATGGTGCTGACCATTATTAACAATTTTAGCTAAGAAGTCATAGTAATGCTCTTCAAAACCAACATCTGTATCGCCAGTGTGAGTTTTATCAGCAGTATAACCAGCCTTATAAGTAATGCTATCTTGCAAGTGCTTAGTCTTGCGGTGCGAATTGCCATGCTTAGCATTAGCATGACCAGCAGAGCGCCCTCTTCGATAGACTTCATTACTTCGTGGCGTGCGGTCATGCAATACCCGACTAAACGCCTCAGCACCTGCACCAGTAATCTTAGCCTTATCTTCTGCTGATAATTTCATACTCTTTTCAACTGAATCAACCCAATTATCTAAAAACTCTTCCATATCATTAGCCATGATTAATTACCTTTTTAACAGTTACTAAATCATAGCTTGTGGGAGAGTTCTTTTCATCTGGATTTATATGAATGACTTCATACTCTTCTCTGTTAATTCTAGCTCTTGAAATTTGATCCCAGAAACTATCAAGACGATGTCTTACAGCATACATTCGTTGATCGGCTAAATTAAGTCCCTGAGCTTGAATAATTTGGGTTGTGTTCAAAGTATAAGGAATTGCTAAAGTCGTCCACAGAACAGTTATTGACGGCATTGGGTTATCGTTTTGGTCATACTCTGGTTCATCAGATTCCTTGCCAAACTCAATTCTCTGAGTCTGGCGACTTGGATTTAATATTCTGACCATCTTGATCCTCCAATTCCTTAGCATATCTTCCTCTTAACTGACCAATAATAGCATTTGTCACTACGTCAACATTAACTACAGCACCAGAAGTAATACTTACTGGGTTCTGAATGTAAGAAGCAGCTAAAGCATTGCATACTAAAGTATACAGTGGCTTATTCTCTTCAGAAGTATAGAAATCATCTAAATCAGTGCCGATTGCACCCTGAACATAGCTTTCAGCTGCAATTAAAGCACTAGTCATACGTTTCTTTAACCCATCGTCTAAAGAATCGTCTTCATCAAGATATCCTAATGACCTCTTAAGGCCATCAGTGATCTTAAGATAAGCGGTCATTAAGAATCACCTCTAACTATTTTCCAGTATCAGCAGTTCCCTTAGCTTGATCTGCGACAGTCTTAAATGAAGCAGCTGCAAAAGCACCATCATCAATTAATTCAACATCGAATCGGTCAATGAAACGAAGTTTAGTACTGTCGCTTTCAAATGAACCAGCACCAGTATTAGTAGTGTCAATTTGCATTTGTTGACGGTCAAATAAAGTAATGCCTTGCTTTAAGTCTCCGAAGTATAGAGGGTGTGAACCTGAAACATCTGGCAACCACTTATCAGCAATGCGAACTACAGTTTTACCATCAATCATGTACTTATCTGGATTAGTTACATCTGGTTGCATTAAGTAGCGACCTTCTGCATCCTTTAATTTACTTAAAATGTTATATCCAGATTGGTTAGTGATAAAACTTGAGCTTGCTTCAATTGCTGGGTCAAGAGTGTTGTTTTCTAAGTCCTTAATATCATCAAACTTAGAAATAGTTGGCTTCTTAGGAGCTTTGCCCATGACTTCGAGAATCTTAGCATTACGAGTAATAACATCTTTTCTAGCTACCCAGTTAACTAACCATTGAATGATGTTGTCTACAGTATCCTTTAATAAGGTATTAGTTACAGTGGTAATTCCAGCGTAACGGTGAATTAAGTACTTAATTACTGTTAATTCTGGGTCGTCATTATTGCCAATAATTGCTGTTTCGTCATCTAAATCTTTCAATGGCGTAATATCGTTCAATTTTTCGTAAACTCTTGAACCATGAGAAGTAGAAACATTTTCAACATTGACTAAGCTTTCAAGAGATACAAATGAACGAGTTAAAGTTCTAATCTGCAATTGAATATCTTCAGGAATAGTTAACCCAGCATTGCCAGCACCAGTAGTACCAGATGAAACCAAATTCTTAAAGTCAGAAACAAATTGATTCTTAATTGCTTCAATATCTGGCTTCTTATTTTCTTTAACCGGAATTGGTTTCTTATTAACTGGTTCAGCATTCAAGTTAGCTCTAGCGTCTTCATAAGCTGACTTAGCTAATTCTTGAGCTACCTTAGCATTCTTTAAACTAGTATTTAACTTATTGATGTCATCTACAGAGTGTGAACTTTCATCGTTACCTAAGTCAATGGCAAATTGTGCGCGTTTATCTTCTAAATCTTGTACCTTTTGACCTGCCATATCAAACGCGTCTTTTAATTGATTGATATTCATTAATCTTAATTTTCCTTTCCAAATAAAATAGCCAGCTTCCTTTGAAGTTGGCTATCATTCTTTTTATTTTCTTTTGGTAGAGGTTTAACGACATTCTCGGTCGATTGATTATGAAGTAAGTTTTTGATCTTATTAATCATATCCGGCTTAACTGATAGTGAACCATCTGCATTTACTAAAGCAGGTTGTTTACTATCTTGAAACATAATTTCGTCTGCAAATCCTTTATCTACTGCTTGTTGAGCATTCATCCAAGTAGTATTACACATTAATCTGTAAATTTCTTGCTTATCCAAACCAGTGTGTTGACTATATAGATCAACAAACGACTTATCAAGTGAATCTAAAGCATTTAACGCACTAGATAAATCATCGCTGTTACCCATAGAAATTGTAGAAGCTCTATGGATCATCATTTGAGCAGTTGGAGACATTTCTACATGGTCAGCAGCAAGTGCAATCCATGAAGCAGCAGAACAAGCTTGACCAGTAATTTTAGCTGTAACATTGCCCCGATATTCCTTAAGTGCAGTATAAATTTCACTTCCTGCGTCCACATAGCCACCAGGAGAGTTAATTTCAAGTGTTACGTCTGATCCACCAGCGTCATTTAAACCCTGCTTAACAGCCTTAGGATTAATGTTCTCATAGCCTAGATAATCATAAACATCAGCATAATCACTCGGAATCACTTCCCCGTTCATTTGAATCGTTACCATCATCATCACCTCCCTCTTGTTGCTGAATTAGTTGAATTGCTTGTTGTGGTTTCTTCTCTGGATCAGGTAGATCAGTAGGTAAGTACCCAGAATTTTGCAAAATAAATCGAGCTTGATTGCCTGCAATTGTTCCATCTTTTGCTAAGCCTGAAATAGTACTTGCATATTGGTCTCCCATCGCGTCAATTGCAAAACGAATATCAGCCGAAATATTAGCGTGAAGCTTATCATTTAACTCACTAATAATTGCTTGAACATAGCGATTTAAAGATTTAGCATATTGACCACCAATTTGAGTAATTGAGGATTGCTGATCGCCTTGACCGTTTAAATAACTGTCTGGTACGCCATAAACTTTTGCAATTTGATCTCTAGTCCAATCAACCTGATTTAACAAACTAGCAATATTGCCTTTCATTTCTAGAGGTTTGTAATCTTCAAGAGCATCAATTACTACTGGTCCATCTGATTCATGAATTTGTTTAGATATCTCTTTAGACCTAGCAATTCTTGTTTCCTTATCAAGCAAACCACCATGTTGAATAGTCAACACTGCACTAGCGGTAACAGATTGCTTCAAAGCTTTCAAAGTCAAAGCGTTAGAAGCATCTTTAATTTGTTGTTCATTAACTAACGCAGAAAGTGGAGACACACCAGTTTTACCGCCATTCTTTGACAATAATCTAATATGAATGACATCGGAAGCTGGTACATTTTCCATATACCCAATTGCTGGTTCATCAAAATTAATGTTGTAGATCAAACCAGACCCATCTTGCAATAGCATTGGTTGCACTTGCGAAGGTCTTAAATATTCCCACGATAAATCAACGCCATTCGTATTCTTATGCCTGTAAGCATAGCAATTTCCATCTAGTAAGAGTTGAGCAAACATTCCTTGCCAGAAACTATAGCCATTAGTGGTTACGCTTGGATTACTAATAATTAATTGCGATCTGTCAGAGTCAGCAGTATAGCGAACCATGGCTAAATCGCCTGATAATTGCATAATCAGTGAGAAAATATCCGAGTTCTTAAGCGCTGTATCTGCAGAAACATACTTCTGTGCTTCGCCACCTGTTAGGAAGTTAACCCAATCAGGATCATTTAGAGAAAAGCCTTGAGAGTGAGATTTATTTAGCTTTAACAGAGGCATTACTTACCACCTGCTATATAAAACATGGAAATATGTAGAAGAATACGAATTTTCTACATATCAGAAAGATATATTTTTCCCTTTCTTTGTTTCATTTACTGTCGTCTTCACTAGTATTCTGATATTCCAATCTAGGAGTAATCACATTGACCAGCTCGTACAGCTTAAGGGCCTAGCCAGCCCCGTTTATTTTCTTTATTTTGCTAAAGCTAAAAGGTTTAAAACCGCATTTTCATCTCGATCATTACTGTATCCACATTCATAACAGACATACTCATTATGTTTAGTACCATGCTTTTTATTGCCTTGCAAAGTGATTTTTTCATCACCTTTTTTGACATACCCGCATTTAGCACATCTTTGAGTTGATGGGTATCTTTTATCAGCCAAGATTAATTCTTTGCCATACCAATCACACTTATAAGTTAATATCTGCCTGAATTTGCTAAATAATGATCGCTGCATACCTTTTGAAGCTACATGCGTCATCATCATTTCTTTAACTGTTAAGTCTTCAATTACAATTTGGTCGTAATTATTAACAAGCTTAGCAGTGAACTTTTGTAAAAGATCATTTTGGATATTAGCTACTTTGCAATAATCTCTTTGCAGTTTGGTTCTCACTACATAGTAATTATATGATTTTGTAGCTAACTTACCGTTAACTTCTCTTTTACGAGCTAACATTCTTTGATAATGTTTGATACGCTTATAAAGCTTTTGCAATTTAGCAGGTAAAACATTAATTTTGCCATCTGTGTAATTAAAGTGACCGACATTGACATCTACTGCTGTCTTTTGATGAGTTTTAGCCTTAGCTGACATGTCTTCTTCATAAGGCAACGCCGCATAATAGCTCCCTTTTTCTTTGAAGATACTTACTACTTTGACTTCATCCATCTTTAGAACTTCATAGCTTTTTAAATCAAACCAAGACTCTTTTGAGATGCTACTTGGGCAATCAAGACGAAGCTTGCCATTAACAATCTTAGCTCTGTCACTTTTAAAGCCTTGTCTAGGAGCTTTCTTAGATTTAAAACTAGGTATTCCCCAATCAGGTTGTGACTTATTAAAGAAGTTTTTCCAAGCATTAGCTAAATCTTTAACAGCTAATTGCAAACATCTAGCAGATAAACCATATTGCCAATCTTCTTTATCAGCTACTAGTTCATCACGGACTCTGCGTTCATTGGGACTTGGATTACCTTTTTTGTTTAATGTATGAGCTTCATACATTAATTGCCAAGTTTCGAGCCCTTTATTCCAACAATATCTGCGATAGTCACATAAAGCATTGAGATGCTTTTGCATGGTTTTATTAACTTTTAGCTTCACTACTTGAGTTTTAATCATTGCTTCACCTCCTAAAATACAAACATAAGTTTATCTAAGGAAGGAAAGCAAAACAAGTAAGTATTGAATTAAAGCTTATTTTCCATGTTTAACTTTCTAAATAAGCTATTTTTTCCATATTCTTCTATAAATTTCTATATTTTTGCTAACAGTTAATCAGCTCCTTTCTCACCGCCTGCTGCGATAAGTTCCACTAAATAACCAGAAATTAAAAAGGCTACACCGCCAACGATGTAACCCAATGGTTCATTGATCTTAAAAGCTCCAAAAGTAATTCCTGCCAGTCCCACAAAATAGAAAATTACATCAATATACTTCCACAGTTGTTGTTTTAATTTAGTGACCAGAATGCTCACCTCCTAATAATCCTGATTTTGGGTTCTTAAACCAATCCAATACCTGTTGTTCTGTCATTCTATCAATTTCAGTGTCTTTATTATTTAAATCAGCATTTTCATCGAAGTAGTACATTCCTTGAAATAGTGCATCAATTAAAGCATCGACAACATCAATCTTTAAAGTGGCTTTATCCTTGTCAACTTGAATACCAATTTTATCAGCCTTAACTATCGCATTAAGTAAAGCCTTTTGCATGATTTGATCATTAGGAATAGATACTTTATGAGTAACAAAAAGTTCCTGTAAAAACTTAGTAGGATTTGCAAGAGCTGACGTTCTTTGCTGAATGTCCATAATGTACCAGTCGGTATTTACATTAAGAGATTCTGTTATGTTCTTGACTTGATATGATCCAAAGCGGTCATAACCAAAGAATTTAACTTTCAATTGGTGCTGTTCAACATAGTTAAGCAACCATCTATAAATCTGCTCTGGGTTAATAATACCTTGTTGATGTGCTGTAATCGTGCAGTATTCAGGATAATTACGGTAGGCAATTCCATCTTGTTTTTCTTTAGCTTCAATTGATCCGGCATGTTGCCAAGGAATAAAGCTGTGCTGTTCAAAATGGAATTTACCATCTCCATACGGATAAACAAAGCCTAGCGCTGTGTTATCTGAAAACATAGAGTAGTCAAATCCAATAAATACTTCTCGTCCATCAATTTTAAAATCATCATCTACAGCGTCCTCAACATCACGTAAATTTAAATAACTGTCTGTTGATTGTTTAAGCCACAGGTTTAGGTTCTTAGTTTGAAAATCTGAGATGTTACCGGTTAGCAAATCACTATCACGCTTGTCTTTTAAGCCCTTCATCAAGCCGTCGCATTGATCTGGTAAATCTAGTAATGGATTGGATTTAACCCATGTTTCTGGCTTGTAAGTTTCATCTAAGCTGTCTTGTGACCAAATTAATCCTAAATAACTATCTGCATCCCTCTTCCAATCCTGCTCCATAGCCTGAATAATCATTTTTTGATCCTCATGAAATGGAACTGTTGGATCTGGGTAAGACGTAGAAATTTGGATAAATTGATGATTCGGAACTTTAACCTGACCAGAAATGATCTTGCTCACAGTTTCTCGTGATTTAACTTCTCCAATTTCATCAAATATAGCTGTTCTAAAGTGATAAGAGTCATATTGTCCCGCTTCAAGACTAATTGCACGCAGAACATTATTATTTTTCTTCATAATGATTTGATCTGATTGAATATAAAGATTTACTTCACTTGCATAACTCTTAAAAGGTTCGCTTTGAATAATCTTTCGCATCATTGAAGCTACGTAGCCAAACAGCTTCATAGTTTGCTTAAAATTGATAGAAGCTACTAAATAATCTTGATTTGATAACCCAATGCTCTCAATTAAAAATGAGTAGCAAACTAAGATAGCCATTTGATATGTCTTACCCTGACCACGCGATACAGAATCAATTACACGAGTAAATCGTTTGTTGTTATCTTCATCACGCCAACCAAACATAAGAGCAAAAGTGAACTCTTGCCATTTCATTAATTTAGTCGGTTCTCCTGTATCGACATTAGGACAAATTTTAGCAAAGGTCAGTAACCTGTTAGCTTCTTCTACATCATAGTGATAAGGAAAATCTGGGTGTCCTTGTCTTTTTAGATCCATTAAATGCCGAAAGCATGCAAGTTTTATCCTATATCCAGCTATTTTTGTACCGTTTAAAACAGAAAAGGCGTATAAAGTTGCAGGATCATTATATGTTGCTTTAATATCTGACCAATCAATGCTATTAAAAGCACCCTCAACATCATGTGTTTGCGTTAGATCAATTTTCAAGGTGCTACCTCTTTTCACTTTTAATTTGAATTAATTGCTGATATAATACTTGTACAAGATATTGTACAGAGGAGAATTATTATGCAAGCAGAAGCTTATTCAAACGTTAGAAATAACCTTAAATCATTCATGAAGCAAGTAAACGATAATTCTGAAGCAATAATTATTACTTCTAGAAACAGTGAAGATAATTCTGTTCTCATCAGCAAAGCAGATTATGATAACCTTGTCGAAAATGCATATATTAGAAGCTCCACAGCTAATATGGATCACATTTTAAAATCATTGAAGCAATTAAAAAACGGCAAAGGCAAGGAGCATAATTGGGAATAATGAATGTAATTTGGTCAGATGAATCATGGGACGACTTTGAATATTGGCTAGACAATGATAAGCGAAATGTCAAAAAGATACGCAAATTAATAAAAGATACTAAAAGACATCCCTTTGATGGAATTGGTAAACCTGAACCACTTCACGATAATTTATCAGGATTGTGGTCCAGAAGAATTACAGACGAGCATCGTTTCGTTTACTATGTAGAAAATAATAGTTTGTACATTGTATCAGCAAGATTTCATTATTCTAATGATTAGAGCGCTCGGTCTGACAAGAGCGAGCGCTCTTGCCTTGGCGTTACGACTTGATTGCGACGATAATTAATAGTAAGATAATTAAAAGAAGAATTAATTCAATCATGGTCAATCACCTCCGTAGAGTGTGCATTAATCACAGCTTGCTGTGATACACTCGGAAGAGGTTGATTGACCTTTTCTATTTGCTGAGTTTCGCCAAGGCAAGAATTCCATCCCGAAGGGATGCATAATAAAAGCGTTCGATAAAGAATCGAACGCTATTTTTATTACTTAAAAATTTTTGTGCCTTTTTTAACATTGCATTCTCTACATGCTAATTTCACATTGCTCCATGTATTCGTCCCACCTTTTGAAATAGGAACAACATGTTCAATTGTGGGGGCATCTGGACGATTATACTTATCATTTAATATCAAATGTTTTCCGCAGATGTAGCATTTACCATGATCGCGCTTATATAATTTGGCTAATGTTATATCTTCATATTTTCCATTTTTCTTAGCTAAGTTAAATCGATAATCCTTTTTAACTTGTTTTTTGTGATTTTGATATTTCTTGCTACATAGCGATGAACAACATACTTTTAAATTATGTCTATTATTAACGGTAAAATAATTGCCACACCATTTACACTTACGTGGATAAAAAGTAATTGGCGAAATACATCTTGTTAAATTTAAATAATGTTTATAGCCTTGTTCATCATCTGGATAAATCGAAATAAACATACTATTTTTATTGCAAATACTACATTGCCAGTCTTTTTTGCGTAATTTATTAGACCAAATGTAATATCTAAAACCTGTTAATTTGCATTTTATTAAGACCTTAAAGTTATATGATCCCCTATGAGTCCGTGGCTTATAACCACTAATGTATTTTATGTCTGGGTGACTCAATTCAAGGTTTTCTATATATTTCTGTTCCCCACGACGTAATTTGTTATTTCTATTTAAAATGGCACCACATTTTCTTGAACAAGTTTGTTGGTGTTTCCTACCTTTAAATTTCTTGTTACAAATAGTACAAATTTTCTCAGCCATTATTTTCTTTCTCCAAAGAATTTTTGAATTTCCGATGAAACATCTTTTTTCTTTTCTTTCTTTTCAGGCTTTTTCAAATTAATTAAATCATTTCGGCTTTTTGGACTTAATCCTAATTCTTTTCCCATAGTATTAAGTTGATTTATAGCGTCTTTCATATTTTGAACAGCTGGATTTTTTGCATAACCAGTAAAATCACGAGCTACGATTGAACCATCTACAGGTGAAAGTGTGGTTTTATATTTTTCTTTTTGCTGGCCATCTTTTTTTACCAATTCATAAGCAGTTCTAAAAGTATCATAAGCAACACAATAGCGTGCAACAAGATATTCATCGGCTTTTTTTATTTCTTTATTCTTATTCAAAAAAGGTACAATTTTCTTCCACATTTCTGAGCCCAAATCACTTAAATAGTTTGGCGGAGTTGGAGGGAGCTTTGTACTTTTTCGAACTGATTTAACCATATCTGACCCCCCTATTAAAAACTTTTTGGTATTTTTTACTTTTTTACGTAAGACAACGCTGATTGTGCGGCTCTTATCATAGCGATATACCCGCGGGCTAAATTTTAAATATATTCTAGTATGGATTACACATCAAAAAAATAATCGTCTCAGATCGCAGTTATTTGCCATCTCGCGCATTCATCAATTTATTAATTAATTTGGTATCCGTAATGGCTGGTACATCTTTCAATTCATTGTGTAAACCAGTTCCATAGTATCGTTGTTCCCATCGTGTTTTCTTTGCGTGGCAGTCTCTGCAACATGTTACAAGATTATTGATATCTCTCATCTTGCTTTGATCCCATTCAATTGGAATGATATGATCAACAATGTTTCCAGGATTTGTTCCACAATATTTGCACAAGCTGAAGTCGCGCTGAAAAACGAGAGCACGAAGCGACTGCCACTCACGCGAGTGGTAGAACTTATTCTGCTCTGACTTAACAGAGTTGCGATAGCGAGTGACATGATTGTAGTGCCAAGTAGTAGCTCGTGATGATTGACGTTTACGATACTTCTCGCGTTCTGCTCTATACTCTGCTTCATACTTAATGTGCTTAGCACAATAGTAATTAGGCATAATAGCAAAGGCATGACAGCCTTGATACTTGCAACGTCTAACTCTTGGCATGCTATTACCTCCACAACTCTAGAGCATAATAAAAGAGTTCACCGTTTCCATGAGTGAACTCTTCAAGTAGATATCGTTAAGCGGATGAGACTGACCGTCAGTCTCGGATAAGACCTAACTATCGTGCAAACTAAATATTGACAAAAAATAAATAATAAAAGCTTAGCGATACCCTATAACCAGTAACGGAGTCGAACCGTTACTAGCCTTACATATTTGTATTTAAGGAGTGGTGTGAGCATTGCTCTTATTTCGAATTAACTCACAATACTACTATAGCTTATATTCTAACCGCTCAACCATCGCTATTATTCCGCAAGATTGCCGGTATTATTCCGGTCTTTTTTATATCGATGCAAATCTATTATTGGTGAACAAGCCATGTATCTTTGCCAATGATCGAAGCTATCGGCAAAGAATAGCTGTGCTCTACGTCTTAGTACATTATATTGAGTATGACCATATCTAATTGCATCAGCTACTTGCCAACTCTCCATTTGATAAATGTAGAGATCGCGCATTATTATTTTTGACATTTCAGGTAGATGGTAAATGGTGTGATGGATTGCTCTTACCTCTGCTTCAGCGTTAAGACCACGAATGATATTTACTTCTGCATGATTAGTTCCACTGGAATGACCAGGTGCTAGAGATAAGCTAGGAGAACGTAAGTCAGTAAGATTACGACCAGCCATTAGAATTAATCTTTCTAAATCATCAGTTAAGAACTCATCAACTCTATCGCATGTCTTATCGCAATCTAATTCCTCGAATAATAAACTCACATTCCCACTCCTCATTAAACTGTTATTTTCAATACCGTATTTCTATATTTTAATACACATAACGGCTAAACTGTATGGATACAAGTGCGCTTAAATTACCTGTAAATTCTGATATCATTAGAGTTTTTAATCGTTGAGGCCAAACGTTTGTCAGATTCAGACATTGCTTTCACCAGCTTTAATGTAGTTAGCAATTATTCTTAAAGCTTCTTCATGGCGTTCAATGTTATCAACTGTTGAATTATTGAATTTAGTTTGTGCATCAAAAGCATTGGACATTGTTTTGTAATATTCATCAATTTCTTTTAAAGCTTGCTTACTGAGGCGCTGTGATTTTTTCTGTAAATGATTGCTATAAAGAGCTAATGCAATAACAATCCAAGGCCCAACTGCATTAATGATCGTCCAAATCAATGTCAGCCTCCTGAACTAGCGTTATATCTTTCACTGGAATATAAAATTTGCTGAAACCAGCTGGCTTAGTATTTACGATATAAGAATTTGAACCATAAGTTATATTGGAATCCAAGTCATAAAGTACATATGCACTTGTCACAAAAATAGATAAGCAAACAAGCATTTCGTTATTATTCTTCTGTGTTTGTATTAAATTTGCTACTTCATCTACATTAGCTGGACTATATGCAATTGTCTCTGGATCTTTTTCAAATCGGCGACAACATATAATTGATTTAATTTTCATTTAGCATACCTCGTAATAGTTATCTAAAGCATCAACAATCATGGTCTCAATTTCTTTATAACCATGATTCTCTTTATCCTTAATAATCTTATCTAACAAGGAATTATTTAGTCTCATTGGGTTAAGTTGTATTACTGTTTTGGCTTCTTCCAAATGTCCTTTGATTCTGATACTGATATCAAAATAATTTGGCTCAGTTGTAATAATATTTGAACCCTCATAAGTAATAGACTCAAAATCTTTTACTTTATTGTTAGGTAAAATTCTATCTAAACTTTTTTTAATTCGTATTTTAGTTTTTCATCTTTAAATTGATACATATGTTTTATAAACTCCCCATGTATAAAATCACTATAGCTAGCAGAATTAAGAATGCTGCTGCAAAAATCCAATATGACATGCTACTTATCCTCATAAATAACTAATGCTTTGTTGGTGCCATTATTTAGAGAAGCAAATTTGATGTCAACTAGTTCTTTATTCTTAATAAAGTTGTTGATTTTTTCTTCAAGCTCTCCTGTAGTAATTTCATAAAACATCTTAATTTTCATAGTTTCCTCCCACACATTGGGCAATAAATTGCTTGAATTTCAAAAGTTAAATTGTAAATTGCAGAATCCACATCAACTGATAAAGCTAAATCTTCATTGAAACCCATATAAATTTGTATTGGAGTATCATCAAAGTTTACTAGCGGTTCATTGCCTTGACAGTATTTACATTTTTCTTTTGTTGCTGTCATTCCATATCCTCCTCCACAATTTCGTCAACTGCATCAGTTAGAGTGGTTAAGTTAACTGATGAAGCGTGTTCTAACTTAGCTAAAACATGATTAACTAGATAACTAAAATGTTCACTATCATTTAAGAACGGTGTTGACGTTATTTCTAAGCAAGAATCTAGTTTCTTCAACATTAATTTCTGTTGTTTATTTAATTTCATGTCTAGTTCTCCAATCTGTAATAAATTAAAATTAAATATCTTTCTGAATAATCATCGCAAGGTTTAATCTTATAGCCATCTATTTCTTTTGGTAAAGGTTCATTAGGCTTTATTTGATGCACCATATTAAGCAATTGCTTCTGGCTGAGTTTAATCTTAGGATCATAGCCTTCTACAAAGGCAACTGCACTGCAAAGCATCATTCGATCACCAGCTTTGCGTT